CCAATCGGCGGTGAGTTCCAACCAATTCAAAATATCTGATCTAGTTTTATTGGCTTTGTTGCCTTCGAAATCCTTCCAATCAAAATTTATGACGCCCTTGCCTATCTGGTATCCACCCGAATCTCCCACTATGGTGGAAAAATTCCTATCTCTCTGCACGCACATGCTGTCGGCAACAGGGGCCTTTTCAACGTCCAGGCACGCATGTCCCGCCGAGTACAGTCCCACGTCATAGGTGAAATATCCCTTTTCCGGATTGAGGAAATTCAATCCTTCCACGTCATTCTCAAGACCTGCGGGTATCCTTTCCTTGGGTATGTGATCACCTTTTGCTCTCTGTTTGCTAATGAAAGTGTTGTAGAAGTTGGATATCGCTGGCAAGAACTTGGCGAAGTCCCTGTTCAAAGGTGCCAGATGTTCTCGCCTGTGATCTGCCATTACTGTGCCTGTGCTGGTATGATGTAACGATATATGCCCACTCCCGAATCCACAGTGACCTGCATCGCGCCCTCGTTGGAGAAATGCAGGATGACCTTAGCGGAATCGCTCAGCTTCAATATCTGCAATATCTGTGCCACCGGCCAGCTCCAACCCTTGTTGAGAGTGCCCTTGACGCCTGTGGCGAAAGTGAATTCTCCACCGTGTGATGCCTGATCACCAAATGTGAATATCAAATTGCCGTTGTCCGTTCTCACGACGAACGTGTTGTGCTCTGTGTTCGCCACTGATTGGAAGTTGAATCTCTGAACACCTGCCACCGTGGGCTCGATCTCCACGTCCCATTTGACGCCTTTGAACTTGATCGTTTTTAATTTTTCATTGATGATCTCGGCACTCATGAAACGATAATCGTTCTTGAAGTCATCCTTCTCATTCGCAAAGTGTATGCCCACGGGAACCTCAGCACCATTACGAGTGCCCTTGATCACTGTGATGTTGGCCTTGTCCTTGTATTCGGGACACTTCAAGTGTATGTCCAATTTGTTCAATTGTGGCATTCCAAATGTGCCCGCCAATCCTGCCTGTGGCTGTTTGAATGTGCCTTGCAATATCACCGAGCGATCCTCGGCCATGGAATCGATCGCAGTCTCATTTGCCGTGCCTGTGATCTTGACCAGATCTAGGAATCCCAACCCGTATGTGTGTTTGACTATGTCTCTCAATATGTCTATCATGTTTTGCCTGTTCTCTGAAGTTTAAAATTTAATTGTATAAGATATTTAGATAGAAATCAAGACTGAAATTATTTTTCCACAGGAACTTCTATCACCTTATATAATACTGGATTATTTTTACCAGGTTTTTGAAATATGGCATAGTTGGCTCCCGGAGAGAATTGATCCATCTCTATCACATCATAGCCAGTTTCTTGGATGATTTTTGCCATGGCAGATCGAGTGTTATAATTCCAATAACCTCTTTTTGCTTCATGTAGATCACGGTCATATTCACAATTGGTATAGTGTATGAAAACATAACCACCTGGTAATATAACTCTAAATATATCTTTTAGATATTCTCTGATGTGTGCCTGAGTAAAAAATGTAAAGGTGTCCCAACTGAAAACAAAATTCACAGCATTGTCTGGTATTTCAGGACATGCAGTTCTATCTGTGGTATAAAATTTGATATATTTGTGCTGTTGAGGATTAAACAATTTTTTAATTTTGCTGTGGCATTGGGGCAATATGTCCACATAGAAGTTTAATCTCCATGCCAAAAATAATCTACTAAATTTTCCATGTCCTGGTCCTATTTCTAAACTGTTGTATAGTGCAGAACTGGCTCCCATTTTAGAAAATTGTCCAATCTTGCTCTCAATTTTATCAAACAATAGCTTATCATGCAGCCCTTCTCGTCTTTCGTGTCGCCACTCCAAGTCCTTGTTATACCAGTCTTTGGTTTTATCCAATCTATCTATCTGATCTTGGTTATTGATATCTACCGCGGTGGCTAATTCCCTGAGTATTTTGAGATTATCATCGATTAATTTTTGAAAATCGTGTCCTTTCATTTTCTCTAATTTCTCGATCAGTAATTTAATTTCTTCTATGCTCAACATATTATGCTAATTCGAATAGTTTATTGAATGTGTTGCTGCTTTCTGTAGATCTCACGTCCCATTCCAGCACACCTATCAAGTTCTCGATCTTGCCATCCAACACACTTTCTTCCATGCCATCACTGTCAAATGGCAACTGCTTGAACCATTCTGGCAATCTCTGCTCATCTATGGGATATGCTATGGAGGTATAGCCCAGAGGATTATTCTTTAGTTTGCACACGATCACTTTAGCTCCATCTAGTATAGGCATACTGTATCGATCTCCATAAATCTCTCTACATCTATTCCAATTGATGCTGGCTCGCACATGTCCTGGCATATTAGTCTTGCCTTTTTTCTTCTCTTCATCGTGATACTCTGTGATGTTGTTGGCACGCTTGGGCGATCCTTTCTCCCAACCTGGTCGTGATTTGAACTCTCCTCGGAATTGTTTAATCTTATCCAATACTTCTGTCTCAGTTTTACCTATCAGCACTAGATACAATATCTCACTCAAAAAATCCTGCACGAATACCGGAGTGTCCGAACGCTTGAGATCCAATCCCATGGCTTTCACTTTGCCTTCCTTGCCCGCCGCGTCCACACGCTCTCCCTCCTTGTCAAAATACAGCAATGCATATCTTTTTTTGGTTATAAACAATCCCTTACTTGCCACCAGTTCTCTGCCTGCTCTGATCACATCACCGCGGGTCTTGGGACAATGGAATGCTCGGGTCATGAATGCTGTGAATGTTTCATTCACTTCTTCTGCTATCTTGTCATAGAGAGCAATGATGTTTTCTTTGCCCCATGGTATCTGTCCCGAATCTATTTCTTTTTTTAATGTTTGATAGGCAGAGAAATATACAGAATCTGTGTCACCATATATCACGCTCTCGCCCACGTGATCATACTTGCCTGCGATGATCTCATTGGTCTTAGCAGCCATGTGTTGAGTTATGCATCTGCCGGTCAGTGTCACTGATTGTCCAATGCGCATGTCAAAGAAACGACAGCCTGGGTTAAGTATCGCTCCATACAGAGAGTTTAGATTGATTTTCTTAACTAGTTGTCTCTTGTCCCAGAACTCTCGTTCGATATCATTGTCTCCACACTCGCTCATTCTCTTTTGCATGTCTTTTCTCTCGGCATACCATCTCTTCAACAATCCTGGGATGACACCCTCGAACTCATAAGTAAAAATGGTGCCATTGGCAGAGATCATCCACTGCCTGTTGCCATCGAACACGAGATCATGCAGTTGTGCCGCGCTCATCCTAACGCTGGTGCCATCCTCCCAATCAATGATCAGTTCCGTGCCCTTGTCCCGGTTCATCACTGCCTGATACTCCCAACAACCGAACTGTCCTTCCCATGCCGTGGCGAACGACTTGCCCTGGTGCTTGGCCCTGTTTATTTCTGCTGATGTGATCACCGGACGTATCTGCCCCACGATGGTCTCCGGCCCCATGTTGAGAGACCGGATCACGGATGGATACAACGAGTTTATGTCCACGGATCCTATCCAGTCATGTATGCCTTTCTTGGGATAGGCCACATAGGCTCCTGCTGCCGTTTCCACAGGTGCTGACTCATCTCTCCTCACTCGGCCCGGCACTATCATGCCTCTGCGATGTGCCTCATTGATGATGGCCTGTTCAGTCACCGCCACTGCTCCCATGGTTGTATCTAACAACACGGTGTTCTGATGTGCTATCTCATTGGCCAGTTCAATAAATTTCAACTTCTTCTCTAGCCTCGCCAAAAGGTAGCAGTCCTGTCTGTTGTATTCTATGAACATACCAAAGTCCTTGTTGTACAATTGATCAAGTGACCCCTCATACACTGTCTTCTTCTCATCCAATTCCCATTCACCTATGGCATCCAAACGATAGCTGTGGCGTTCTTCATAGGTATATTTCCTATACAATTCCAATAGGTCCAGATGCACTCTACCAGTCAGATCATAACTGATCTGTTCTCTGCCATATTTTTCAAATGTTCTCTTCTTGGGCTTCTCCCCCCAGAAACACAGTCTCCTCGTGTCATCGGAGCTCAATACTTTCTGTATCCTTCCCACAACATATGGTAAGTCATATCCTTCTGAGTTCCATCCGCTTATTACATCTCCCTCGTCCACCAGTGTCAAGAAAGCGTCCAGCATGTCTTTTTCCTTGTCAAACAGCATCACATTGCTGAATCTCTCCACCTGCAGCTTGGCGTCCGCCATGCTCAATTCCTTGGGTGGCACTGCAAAAGTCACCAGCTGGTCAGTCCAGTTTAGATAACAGGTTATGGCTGTGATGGGCATGAAAGGATCATCTGTGGTGGAGTATCCCCTCTGTGGATCGAAGTCCACTTCGATGTCAAAGAACACTACATTGAGCTTGGGAGCGTCCCGGCCCAAATAATTTTCTTCCAGGCAACGAAACACAGGATTGATGTCCTGCTCAAACAATTTTTTGTTGCTCCTGATCTTCTGTTCCTTTATGAATTCCCTGAATGTGCCACATGTGACCTTCTGTAGAGTCTCTCCGTGTATGCTCCTGTGCTTGCCCCTGGCGTCTGGATAATAAAACACATATCTGGCGTCATAATCCACAAATCTTCTCTGACCGTTGGCGTCACGTTCCACCACCAGCACCTTGTCGTCATCTCGGCGATAATAAGCGTCTATGTAACTCATTTAAAAAATACCAGATAATTTCCAATGCAATTCATTAGTGTAAACCAGATGGCCAACATAGTTATCCATAGGTTCCTCCTGCGATAGGCAGAATAGGCCATGGTGGTGGATCCCACCAGATAGAAAGGAAACACCAAGTTCATGTGTGGATGTGGGCTGGTGAATGTCAGCACCAAAGAACCAAATATGGTGAATATTAAAGAGATCAGCTCATAATAAAATGCCACATGATCTGTTCGATAGCTGTTTGACCAAAATTGTCTTATGATGCCATACACTAGATTTTGCCCGCCGCTGCCAATATGGAATCCAACAAGTCCATATCATCTGCCACAGATTTGTAATTGTCCTTGTGTGCTATCGCGATGGCCTTGTTCAACATGGCCGGTTTGAGTTCTAGCTCTTCCGCCAATGCTTTCACTGTGTCTCGCAATCCTGCTTTGAGATCATCCACTTCTCCCAATACCTGTGATCCTTCTTTGATCAGTTGTATCAGTTTGGTTTTTTCTGCTTCGTTGAAATTTCTTCCTGACATATTATCTCCTTTTTACTATGTATTATATTATTCTTTCTGTTTTAAATCAACGAGTTTATATTTTACCATGATCTAGAATAAAATTATTAATTTCATCAATAACCTTGTGTTCAATACCTCTGAATCCGTGATAACCCACAGAAAAAAGGGGACACCCTTGATCTATGCCGCCATTAAGTTCTGAATATCTTGTCGATGAACTATTTGTATCATTAATAATTTTTTTAGCTATTTCGGGGTGTGTTCCTCCACAAGGATCTTCTGCGTGTTGAATAATTAGTAATGGTTTAGTCATTGTTGTCAGAAAATATTTTATTTCATCTAGTCCTATTTCTCGCCATCTAAGTTTCCACCATGGGTTTAAAAATATTATTCCTCTATAGAGATGATTGTATTGATTGATGTCATGTATCATTGATATAATATTTGCACCTGAACAATGTCCCATTAGCCATGATTGCGAGTTAGTTAAACTTTTTATGTACTCTAATATCTTTTCAATATCTGTTATAAAAGTATGTATTTCAAATAAAATTTTATTTTTTTTTAAAAATAAATCTTTTTTTATTCTTGCATGATGTTTAATATAAAATTCTCTGGCTTTTGTGAACCATTTTTTTTGAATATAAAAATTTTTAAACCATATTTTTCTTTTTAAATCTTTTGTTGCATTTATACTACTGTTGTAAGAATCTAAAGGATCATCTGGAAATAAGCTCATTCTAGATGGCCAAGCGTGCTCTAATGGATGATCTGGGTCAATGATAATCAAATTTAATTTTTTTGCAATACAATATTCAAAGAAAGGCATAATCAAGCCATTTGGTATATTGTTAGAATCTATAACATAGTATTTGCTATCTCCTCCAAGAATAGATACTATTGTATCTGTAGCATCTTTGTGTAATAATGAAATAAGTTTGTATTTGTTATCGTTAATAGTATGATACGATATTTTCACGCCATAGTGCTTTTTTAAATTTTCAATATCGTTATCTGTGACTTGATGTCCATGCTCGACAGGATCTCCGGGCAAACCAAATTCTCCCCAACCCCTCGGATTCACTATATCTAAATCAAGTAGTCTAGAAGTCATACAAATAGTATATATTTTTACTAGATAATCCGCAATTATTATTTCTTATTTTTTATTTTGTTCCAGCAGGATTCAAACCATGTTCTCAAATTACCTTGAATTGCTTCGGGTAAGATCAACTCGCCTGATGACTCGGAATAGCTGATGTCTTCTAGAACAGCCTTTATTGCTTCATTTTTGGTAATTTTTTTCTTCTCCGCTGACTTACGCACTTCGTAGTAGTCCGGTCTCTCATTCAAATGATCTAATGCGATCTCCATGGCCACTTCAAATTGATCAGTGTGTTCAGCTTCTACTCGTATGCCCGCTTTCAACTGATCCAATACATATTTTGTAGATTTGTTAAATTTTTTTGCGATGTCCTGTATGGTAGGTGTGGGTTTATCTAGCAGTTCGCCCTCTATCTTTGGATTGGGATTTGCGGGAGATGGTCTAGGTCCCTCCATGTCTTCTCCCATGAGATGCACGGGATCTTTCACGAAACTTTTTAATTTTCTCAATCCCCTCGAACCTGCGCTCACAGGCTTGCTCACTTGAATATCAACATCCACGTGACCGTTATCCTTGAGACGTATCATGTCATCTAGATATTGCTTGTATGAAAAAACTGGCATCTGACTCATATGTGTGTATTTATTGCCACAGCACCATCTTGAAACGTTCTTTTTCTATGCCGAAAAACTGAGTTTTCCAAGCGCTTTGCTCAAAGAAGCCCAGATGATGCCATTCCGACTTCCTGCGTATCATTTCTGCAGCAGCAGTATCCCAATCCACTGTTAGCAAAAATTTTTCAATATGGTTTTTCTTGTCTACAATCTCTTGGTAATCAAATCCATCATATTCCCAATGCAGAAGTTCAAAAACGTTGCCGCTTTCATTCACGTAGTCCACGCTGATGTCCATGCCCCACTTGGGACGCATCTTCACAATCTTATAGATCAAATTGTTGTACCGAGCCCAACCCTCCAGTTGTGCCAGTGCGGCACCGGCATAACCTTTCCTCTCAAACAACAGAGCGTGATTGATGTGGGCACCCGTTACTGAATTTTCCTCATCCGTGAACCAGTCTGATTTCAAGGCGTAGTGATTGGGCCTGTGCCATCGCCCCGCCTGACCATTTGCCTCAGCGTACAGTCTCTCCAGTGGCGTGAGATCATAGCCATTCTGGTCAAACAATTCTGTCTGTTCCGTTGCGGGAACGAATTCTTGATCTATGGGGCTGCGGAAATAGGGATCCGGATTGAACTGATTGTGGGTGGGTGCTAGTCTCATGCACCAGTATTTATTGGATTATTTCTTTTCTTCCGAAAGCTCGTCTTTGTATTCCAGGCTCTCGTCCACCATGTCTCCCAGCGCTTTAATTACCGCCTCTGGCTGTGCCATCGTGTGTATTGAAACTGATGAGAAATTGGCTTCGCTGGGTTGAACTTCTGCTTCTATGCCAGCATTCTTAAGAACGTTCTTGACGGCGGTGGCGTCATTGTCCGATGTTGGACGATCTATGTCAAAGTCTCCGTTCAGTCTTATGTCAAAATGTCTTGCTTCCGCCTGCCCCTGGAATCCCGAAGCCTCATCCGTGGCCTTTGTGCCCTCGGCCTGTATGTATCCCTTTTTCTCGTATTCCGGCCATGCCTTTTGTGGTATTTTTATCACGCCCTCTTTGCTGTCCGGTTTTATCACCAGTATCATCTGGTTGCTCTTGATTTTCTCTGCCGTTGCAGCGTCCGGTTGCTTCTCTTGCACCACCTCTGCTTTTTCTTTGTCCGCTTTTTCTTTTTCTGCTACCACTTCCTGCTCAATCTTTTCAGCGTCGGCTATGATCTCTTTAGTCTCTTCAGTCTTGAGTAAAATGCTTGATGATTCTTCGTTGTAGACAGCTTCATTGTCCGATATGCTGTTGTATAACTCCACCAATGCTGACTCGTCGCATGATCGGATATATTCTTGAACATCTTTCTGTACCACTTCTCTGAATGTTTTTGCGTCATAGGTCTGTTCTTCTTTCTGTTCCGCCTTCAGTTCAGCCAACTTGGCCTCCAGCTCAGCGATCTTTTCCAATCTGCTTTCTTTTTTCTTCTTGGCTTCCTTGATTGCTTTCTTTGGCATTTTCTTGTCTGACTCTTCTATGGCCTTTGTGATGTGGCTCTTCTCGCCGGTGATTGATTCTATCAGTTTCTCTGCCTTGGGTGAGATCGCAGTGGGTTCTTTGAATTCTTTGATGCCAGCCAGTTTTGCGATGTCTGCCAATGATATCTGCCTGTCATCCAACATTCTGGGTTTTCTTTTGGCTGCTTCCAATAGTTCTTGTCTCTCTTGTTCTGGAGAAAGATTGCTCAATTCATTAAGCCTTTTTACCAGATTTGCGAAGTCATCTTCTCTTAATTTGCGTGCCATATGAACTATTTATAAAATCTTGTATTATAATAATATATTATTATTTGATCTAAATCTAGTGTTTTTACTTGAATTTACTTGGTCTTTACGTTTTTAGCTGCACCGCGTCTTTCAGGATTGGGATCTTGCCTGCGTTTCCTAGCTGCTGCTGAAGCACGGCCTTTCTTGCCCAGTGCGTAGGCCTTGCTCCTAGGCAGGCACTTGGGCTTGCCTTCCTTGCTTGAACCCCTGGCGCAGTCACCCTTGATCTTGCCGTCTGGGCCAAATCTGACCCATTTTTGCTTGAACCATTTCTTC